GTATTTAGCGGGCATGAAAATGGCAAATAACGGTCAAACATCGTGGCGTTGACAAAGTTCACCATTTTGCTGGAATGTCTGTGAATTGTGTCGATAGCACGGGGGCGGGAGATGCGTTCGTTGCCGGGTTACTCACAGGTCTGTCCTCTACGGGATTATCTACAGATGAGAGAGAAATGCGACGAATTATCGATCTCGCTCAACGTTGCGGAGCGCTTGCAGTAACGGCGAAAGGGGCAATGACAGCGCTGCCATGTCGACAAGAACTGGAATAGTGAGAAGTAAACGGCGAAGTCGCTCTTATCTCTAAATAGGACGTGAATTTTTTAACGACAGGCAGGTAATTATGGCACTGAATATTCCATTCAGAAATGCGTACTATCGTTTTGCATCCAGTTACTCATTTCTCTTTTTTATTTCCTGGTCGCTGTGGTGGTCGTTATACGCTATTTGGCTGAAAGGACATCTAGGGTTGACAGGGACGGAATTAGGTACACTTTATTCGGTCAACCAGTTTACCAGCATTCTATTTATGATGTTCTACGGCATCGTTCAGGATAAACTCGGTCTGAAGAAACCGCTCATCTGGTGTATGAGTTTCATCCTGGTCTTGACCGGACCGTTTATGATTTACGTTTATGAACCGTTACTGCAAAGCAATTTTTCTGTAGGTCTAATTCTGGGGGCGCTATTTTTTGGCTTGGGGTATCTGGCGGGATGCGGTTTGCTTGATAGCTTCACCGATAAAATGGCGCGAAATTTTCATTTCGAATATGGAACAGCGCGCGCCTGGGGATCTTTTGGCTATGCTATTGGCGCGTTCTTTGCCGGCATATTTTTTAGTATCAGTCCCCATATCAACTTCTGGTTGGTCTCGCTATTTGGCGCTGTATTTATGATGATCAACATGCGTTTTAAAGATAAGGATCACCAGTGCGTAGCGGCAGATGCGGGAGGGGTAAAAAAAGAGGATTTTATCGCAGTTTTCAAGGATCGAAACTTCTGGGTTTTCGTCATATTTATTGTGGGGACGTGGTCTTTCTATAACATTTTTGATCAACAACTTTTTCCTGTCTTTTATGCAGGTTTATTCGAATCACACGATGTAGGAACGCGCCTGTATGGTTATCTCAACTCATTCCAGGTGGTACTCGAAGCGCTGTGCATGGCGATTATTCCTTTCTTTGTGAATCGGGTAGGGCCAAAAAATGCATTACTTATCGGAGTTGTGATTATGGCGTTGCGTATCCTTTCCTGCGCGCTGTTCGTTAACCCCTGGATTATTTCATTAGTGAAGTTGTTACATGCCATTGAGGTTCCACTTTGTGTCATATCCGTCTTCAAATACAGCGTGGCAAACTTTGATAAGCGCCTGTCGTCGACGATCTTTCTGATTGGTTTTCAAATTGCCAGTTCGCTTGGGATTGTGCTGCTTTCAACGCCGACTGGGATACTCTTTGACCACGCAGGCTACCAGACAGTTTTCTTCGCAATTTCGGGTATTGTCTGCCTGATGTTGCTATTTGGCATTTTCTTCTTGAGTAAAAAACGCGAGCAAATAGTTATGGAAACGCCTGTACCTTCAGCAATATAGACGTAAACTTTTTCCGGTTGTTGTCGATAGCTCTATATCCCTCAACCGGAAAATAATAATAGTAAAATGCTTAGCCCTGCTAATAATCGCCTAATCCAAACGCCTCATTCATGTTCTGGTACAGTCGCTCAAATGTACTTCAGATGCGCGGTTCGCTGATTTCCAGGACATTGTCGTCATTCAGTGACCTGTCCCGTGTATCACGGTCCTGCGAATTCATCAAGGAATGCATTGCGGAGTGAAGTATCGAGTCACGCCATATTTCGCTATCAGGATTCTGTGTGATGGTTACATCGCCCGGCCCAGGGCTGTTTAGTCATCAGCGCTTTCTGACAGTGCTGAGATTTCAACCTGTTGCAGTAAAAATGAGTAGATATAAGGCAAGTGTGCTGCCAAACCCATCTTTTACGGGGTGAAGGTAGATTTCGTTTGAAGGGTATCTGGTGTCCCCTGCAGGCATCTACTTGGCGCGGCAGGGGATTGATTGGAATGGTATTTTTTAGATGTGAAAAATATTTTACCCGCTATTTTACCCATTGGCGCGGCTTAAGAGCTTATTTTTGAATTCACAATGGTCACGATATAACCATCTTGCTCGTCCGTGGATAACTTTGGCTTTAGGCAGGTCGCCGGACTTAATCCGGTCATAGATGAAGGTCTTACCGAAGCCAGTATCAGCCATGATGAATTTCAAATCAACCAGTGAATCAGGCTGTAGTTCGTGTTGCATGAGTGCTATCTCCGAATAGGGAATCGAACCTGCAAATCAGGCAATAAAAAGCCGCATTGATGCAGCAATGGTAGGTCTGGATATCTTGAGAAATGAACAGGCCTCATCGAGTGTGAGACTGTGGTTAGTCCTTGCGTAGCTCGCTGATTCTTCTGTAAGTCTCTGGTGCTTTGTTTCCGTGTATCTTCATTTCAGACTTCAACAGAGCAACGAGAGAATCCCATTCGTTGAGGATGCCTTTGAATGCCGGAACGCGCTTTGCAACCTTGTCGAATGAATCTCTGATTTCTGGAATCTGCTCAACAAGTGCAACGCATCGCCGGAAATCGGCTGCGTCATGTGGAGCACCGAAGCTATGACCATAGATATTCTTTTTCAGTCCACATGCGATTGAGGCAAGAGTTGCGCTACTGATGCCGACATCGCCAGTCGATTGCCATTTCAAAACCTTCATAGCCAAATCTGACATTTCTTGTCTCCAATAAAAAACCGCCATCAGGCGGCATGGTGTTCTTTCAGTTCTTCAATTCGAATATTGGTTACGTCTGCATGCGCTATCTGCGCCCATATCATCCAGTGGTTATAGCAGTCGTTGATGTTCTCTGCTTCGATAACCCTGTTGAATGGCTCTCCATTCCATTCACCTGTGACTCGGAAGTGCATTTATCATCTCCATAAAACAAAACTCGCCGTAGCGAGTTCAGATATAATTTCCACCAAAGGCAGTAGTTGCTTGATGCTAAGAATTATTCAATATCTATTCCTGTAATATCTTTTATCTTTTTCCTTGCAAAGCCTTTTGCTAGTGATTTTGAAACACTCATAAGTGTACTAATTCCCTCATCCTTAAAGTTTGTTTTTATAGCTTGCCAGACATCCTTTTGACGTAAGTCAGCAATAAAATCATGCCCTCTTGCTGTCAACCTCAGTGGTACTTCGATCCAACTATATCCAACACCTTCCCCTAACGCTTTGGACATTATATGACCGAACCCAGGTTTTCCATCAACCCTGACTATTAATTCGTAGTCATATAATAATCGCATATGGAAAATAAAATCTTGGTCATATCTATTAAAGCCATTATCCTCTAGTTCACTAAGCATCGTGTCAGGGCCACGAGTTTTTTCGAATGCGATAAGTAGATCTTTTAGATATTGCTGGTCTAATTTCATTGCCGCCTCCGTGACATGTCACAGAGATTTATATCATTAATTTTGTTTCGTGCCAGCCTTTGGTCACCCAGCATTGTGAGTCACCATTACACGGGCATGAATTAACAGGAACTCTCTCGCCGCACTTACCGCAACGTTTTCTGCTGATCGATTTTATACGCCAGCGCACATGTGCATCATCCTGGCGGCTCAGTAACGCGATGTACTCACCAAACTCGCAAGGCGAATGCCTGAAGCGGCGCGTGGCTCAGTTACGATCCAGCATTTCAATTTCCTGAGCATCAAGTACAAGCTCCAGCTTACGCATACCGGATGATGCTTGCTTGGCTCTCTGATCGGCTTTGCGCTCTGCTGATGATTTAGCCATTCTGCTTTTCCTGCATTAGGAGAAAGACAATCATGGCGGCGCGGATACTTCCGGTATCTTTTTACGCGATATTCCCCATCCAGAGCACATACAAGAAGAGATCCATCAACAGGAGTGAGTGATGAATCGACCACCAGCAATGCACCCTGCAATATTCCCTCACGATGATGGCTACCAGCTGCCCTCAAGAAGTAGGTCGCTGAAGGATGTCTAATTATCTGCTGATCAAGAGAAATACGGCTCTCAGCATAATCCGCCGCAGGAGAAGGGAAGCCCATAATACTCGCCTCTTAATGCTGTGTATATATACAGTATATGTTGAAGCTATATATTTTTGAACTCTATCTCTTAAAAAAGATGTTAATAAGATGCTAACTATTGAAAGGCATAAATATATACTATTCCAACAAACGTTATTTTTAACAAATTTTTTCTCTCCGTTGACTTTTGCGAAAGCCTTGTCTGGCCTAAATTGCGCGGAAGCTACTTTTTCCTTCCTGAGTTATCCACAGAGTTATGCACTTGCATGTATAACCTATACACACTATCTTAATTCGCAAGACATTGATGTTGCGGTATTGAAGGTTCATTGGGTTAAAAATAGACATTAAAAAGCCCAGTTGACTAGGCTGGGCTTTTTAAAAGGAAACAGAGTTTGCGGCTCTGTTCCTGAGCCATAAGTATCTGGCGACTGAATTAAGATTAACCGAATGTACTGGATTCATCAAGAAACGTTGAGTGGTCATACCAGGTAATAATGACCATTTACTAAACATCGTTGTTCTCAAAGAAGATTTAAGTCCAGGTTTTTGGTGACTCTAAAACCTTACCTTAACTCGAAATCGTGCCGTAAGTATCTGGCGACTACAGATATTGCAACTGCAAAGGCAAGCCCAAAGGTATTTGCAGCTAGGCGCGATAAAACTAAGTGAGGCCTGTTATGGTTAACTTACTGTTCAAAATCGTGCCGCCGATGTTCGCGATTATCAAAGCGATCATTGAGTACGTAAACCAGCGTCCATAACGCTAGTTGCTACAGGCCCCATCAAGAGCATGGGGCCTCTTTATCGTACTATTGCTTATTTTTTACGGACTGAGTTGTTCACTGCTCTGGCAATCTTCTCCCGCAATTGCTGCGTTCCGTGGTACTGAACCGCAATATCCCTCAACTCGTTCACCAGTTCTCGAATCTGGTGATCTTTAAGCTCATTATTTGGGTGATTGGTAACAACTCTGGTTAATTCACCCTTGTCTTTTGCTCTTACGTATGCAGCTCTTGTGCATTCGACCCATGTATTACCGCCTACATTAACTTCGTAGATTAGGCTGGACTTATCTGTCAATTCGGAACAAATACGGGCCGTGGTCTGGCAACTAGAGCATTCGCAGTTATCGCGGAAACCGTGGTCTACTGGCTTCGGTTTCACATCATCAACTTTTTCTACCCTATTGGAATTTAAATACTTCGAAGCCTTGCTATGCCAATCGCTGGTTTTAGGATCTTGTCCATCCATCAAACGCCAGGCTTCAGCGATTAACTCATAACTAGTGACTGTAGCTTCCTGCGCATCACCAATAAGTCGTGTAATCTCTCTTTCAAGCCGACCGCCTAGCTCTGTTTTAGTGCAATGTTCTGACCAATCGCCAGCCTCAAGCAGCGCGAGAATGCTTAAAATATCGTCCAATAGAACGGTAGTATTATCGACTTCCTTCTGAAACTCACCGGCTACTGATTTATGCATCATTCGTCATCCTCATCCGAGTCATCCTCATCACAGGATGAGAGTAGTGGGTTAGTCATTCGCCCTACTTGAGTGGCGTAGCCACGCCGACAGAGATTGCGCAGCACACTGTATATTTCGAACATCTCGGTTCGTTCATCGCCAACATCAAGCTCAGATGCTATAGCGTGGCATTCAGTCGCGAGAGCCGATATTTTCTGAAATAACTCTGCTTTATTCACTCTTCGACTCCTGTGGCGGTTCTGGTAGTGGCATCCAGTGAGTTGCTTGCTCAATAATGAGTTGCTCTTCGCTTTTCTCCAGTTCAGCAATGCGCTTACTCCCATCCGAGATAACACCTTCGTAATACTCACGCTGCTCGTTGAGTTTTGATTCAAGTTCACCGAACTTACGGACAAGATATTCAGCGTTTGTTTCGTTAACCTTTAAATCTCGTGGGATGCATTTACCTTTCAGAAATCCATCCATCTCAATTAGTGACATTTGTTTCATTTCTTCCCACTCCGCCACATCGCATTCAGATATTTGTTTTGATTTACTGATGGAAAAGAATTTCTCTTAAGCAATTCCTCTCTCGATGGCATTGGCTTTACGCGTTGGCGAATAATCATTTCTGCCGGAAGAATGCCGGGATTGTATGCAAGTCCTCTCATGGTAAATTCCTCAGTCATTACTGATAGCGCCATAGCGTGAGCGGTAATTACGCAGGCGCGGGTCAATTTCAGGGAAGTGGGTATATGTGGCTTTGCGGAATGGTCGGATTGATGTCTGGTAAATTCGCTCGCGTTCTTCTTTCTCTGCAAGCCATATACAATGGCGAAATTCCTTTTCCTCTTTCGTTTCCTGCGGTAGCGACATTATCCGGTTGTAGTTTTTCCTGAATTTATCCAGCACCTCCGATACGGAATTGCCGGAACAGCGGCGCGCGTCATCCGCACCATACAGAGGCGCTGGCATGATTTTCTCCTGATTAAATTGCGTGAATAGCGTGACGAGGGAAGGGGAGAGTTACTGGTGCAAAGGGTATATCGTCGTCAAAATCCATCGGAGGTTCGTTGTGTTGTGCTGGTGATGATTGCTGCTGTGGCTTCTGTGATTGCCTGCTGGCTGCTTGTTGTTTGCTGTCGCCAATGCCGCCAAGCATTTGCATCACGCCATTAATTCCGACATGAACCTCGGTTGTGTAACGGTCTTGCCCTGACTGGTCTTTCCACTTTCTGGTTCTCAGCATTCCCTCGAAATAAATCTGATCACCTTTTTTCACATACTGCCCCACGACCTCAGCCAGTTTCCCGGATACAGCAACACGATGCCATTCAGTCAATTCCTTTTGCTCGCCAGTATTTTTATCTCGCCATTGTTCTGACGTGGCTATTGTCAGGTTAGCGAACGCTGTTCCTGATGGTGAGTATCGAACTTCCGGGTCTTGTCCTACCCGACCAAGGATAATCACCTTATTTGCGCCTCTGCTTGCCATTTATGCCGCCTGTTTTAGTTCGTTAACTCTGATGTTCATTACCTGAACGCATTTAGCCTGCGCCTCCTCGTTGCCAGCCATTAATTGCCAGTCACGCTGATAACGCTCGATGAGTTTTTTCTTGTCAGTTTCTGTTGACGCATAATCGCTGAAGTCTTTCAGGATTTGTTCGCAGTCAACCGATGGAGATTTCTGGTTGGTATTTTCTGGTGATGGTTTGTTATCTGATGCTGGGATTGCCCATCCCGGCAGCGATGGAGGGAGCCAGCAAAATCCTGTTCCATCCTTCAGTTTTGCCCTGTGCCACCCCTGCTTTTTATCGAGAGATGTTTGTGCGAAACCTTCCTCAAGGTTATACAGATACCGACCGATTCCCCACTGAACGGCAGCACGCTTCATTGCACCTGAACGACCACCTTTGACGGCTTCTACCTGCGTGTTTTCAGCAGCATCCCATTTGGTTACCCATTCGGAATCAATCTTGATTGATATGCCGCATTCAACTCCGCCGTTGTTGGGAATATCGCGGTATTCATTGCGCCATCCTGCTTTGCCGCAAACATCGTCCAGGCGTTTCATGATTGCCCGGTTCGTGACATAAGCCAGCACCATAGCCCACACCTTGCCATCGCGTGTTTTACCGCTTTGCTGTATTCGCCATTCGATATCTTCAGGGCTGAATGGCTCATCGAATTTGTTCAAATCCATAATTCACCTCAGAATGGACACGGCCCAAGGAAATAACGCTGATTTAATACTTCGACTCGGGACAAATTAAGGCATACCCGCATTCCTTCGCGGTCACCATTATGGCGATACCAGAGAGCTTTCTGCGTGTACATGCGTCTCTGTAACTTGCTCTCCTTCACTGTGGTTGCAAGTGACATGAATATCTCCTTCGTTACCGATTAAATCTTTCATCTGACGAATGAATTCTTCGTCTGACCAGTTATCTGTAAAACTCATTTCCTGCGATACCACGGAAGGTTGATAGCTGATTTCATCGCTTTATTTGCTTCAAGCCACATTTTTGAATCACCAATAAATCTGGCTATTACTGCTTTGTTCTGTGCAGCACGAAGCATCTGGTGATTAATGGCTATTTCATTGCGCATAACGCCTCCAGTTGTTTCTTTGCTGCTCTGATTAATTGTTTAACTCGGCGTGATAATTCAGATTCGTGCGGGTAGAAAGCGGACATGACGCCGCTACCCGCGAGCTGAAAGTGCATCATGGGTAACTCCTTATATTTGATTGCATAACGAAAATGCCTCTCGTGAAGCATTATTGGTATGCGGTAAAGCCGCGCTCAGGCGGCTACTCTATTTCTTCTTCGAATGATTTTATTAGTCGGTCAATAACATCATCCGTTTCAATATCATTTCCGTCTGATTGCTTTAATACATCTATTGATTCTGCAGCGGTAAATTCCATCGCTGTGAGAAACTCGACAATTGTACACTCAACGACATATCGTTCTTCATCTGTACGACATGAGATAAAAGAGCATTTAATTGCTGTTATTACTTTTTGTTTAAGCTCTGCAGGGTAATCAGTTTTTATCATCGTTTACTCCGTCAAAAAAAACTGCCCTCACATTGGAGGGCAAAGAAGATTTCCAATAATCAGAACAAGTCGGCTCCTGTTTAGTTACGAGCGACATTGCTCCGTGTATTCACTCGTTGGAATGAATACACAGTGCAGTGTTTATTAGTATGCCTGTCTTTTAACCACATCAGGCTCGGTGGTTCTCGTGTACCCCTACAGCGAGAAAAATAGTAAAATCCTCTTACCCCTACAGTAAGAGAGTGATTTATATGTCTGATGAAAAAGGAATAATAAGTAGGATTACAGATGCAGTTTCTGGTGCCGGAGGTGCTCTGATGAGTGCTGTTGGCGCAGTAAAGGAAATCCAGAAAATGCAAATAGACTACTCAGTAAAAGAAAAAACATACGAACTTGTCGATAAGCTCATGGATGCCCAACAGCAGCAAATGTCACTTAATGAGCTTTTGATGATTTCTAAGGACAAGATTATTGAGCTTGAAGAAAAGATAAATCGAGCCTCTAAGTGGGAAGAGGAAAAGAAAAACTATGAGATGTATACACCTACTGTTGCTACGGTGGTTTATCGTCTCAAAAAATCGGCAAATACCGGTCAGCCAATGCACTATCTTTGCGCTCAATGCTATGAATCTTCTGTGAAATCCATACTTCAATACGAAGGATTTGCACCACCTTCTAACCATAGGATGAGATGCCATAGGTGTAACGCCTCCTATCTGTTCCCTAAATCTGCATTTTCTAAATAAGTGATATAGATTTACCTTTAATTTTCTGGCGTCCTCTGCATGTTATGCCGCGTTCGCCAGGCTTGCTGTACCATGTGCGCTGATTCTTGCGCTCAATACGTTGCAGGTTGCTTTCAATCTGTTCGTGGTATTCAGCCAGCACCGTAAGGTCTATCGGATTCAGTGCGCTTTCTACTCGTGATTTCGGTTTGCGATTCAGCGAGAGAATAGGGCGGTTAACTGGTTTTGCGCTTACCCCAACCAACATGGGATTTGCTGCTTTCCATTGAGCCTGTTTCTCTGCGCGACGTTCGCGGCGGCGTGCTTGTGCATCCATCTGGATTCTCCTGTCAGTTAGCTTTGAGTAACGCGCCGTGATGCTTATCTCCACGGTTGCTGTCTTGCAGCTGCATTTCGCGCTACTCAAAGCTTTCTGCTTTGAATGCTGCCCTTCTTCAGGGCTAAATTTTTAAGAGCCTCACCTTCAATGGTGGTTAGTGCGTCCTGCTGATGGCTTAAAATTACAAGAAAGATTGTATGTTGTAAACAAGAAATATTGTAAAAATAGGCGTGAAAAACAAATTCCATTGTTTTTAAACGGAAAATAGTTTGTTTTTTGGTTGTCGAAATCGAGGTGAGGATTACTGGTTGCAGGTTCCGACTACATCACCAACAAAGGATTTGGTCGATGTAAGTTGTTGCATGCCTGGGATGTTCATTACTTTGGAGTAAAGAGCTTTTTTGTCTGTAGTGATTGACCAGGTTTCAACGGTTATTCCTCCTCCAGACTGGTATTCTCCTACCATAGTGTTCGATGACAAAGCAGTGTATTTCATCTCTGGATAGACGCCAGAAACTGATTCATAAACTGATGATTTATCGCCATTTATTGTTACGTGGAAAACGGAATCTTCCGTGCTGTCATTTGTAAACTCATAACGATCGCCATTCATTGCCCCGTACCCGTGCAGGTTGGTGACAATCCAGCATTCAGAATTGGCGCTGGCAGTTAAGAGTATTGAGAGTAGCGCCGCAATCCTAATCATACGAATTTGACCCTCGCCTCTACGACAACACCGATAATCTTGCAGTTCCCGTTGATGGGAGTCATAGGCCATGAAGGATTCAGGCCTTTCAGGTACTTCTGACCGCCATCTATAACCAGTTTCTTGAATGTTGCTTCGTTCGCGTCAGTCAGTTTGGCTACAACAAGGCTTCCATTCACTGGCTCGCGTCCAGTATCTACTAACACCATATGACCTTCAGGGATGCTTTGACCTACAGGTGAAGTCATGGAATCACCTTCAACCTTCAGCCAGAATCCATCGCCTAATAAGTTAACGTCACTGTCATACCATTCATCAATGTCCTTGATATCGTAGGGCTCACAAGCTTCACACCACGAACCAGCTCTAACCATGCTAATCAATGGATATTTCCCTTTGGGCTCAACATGCCCAACAAATCTAACATTTGAATCAGAGGTGCCATTGAGCAGCCAGTCAACACTTACGCCAAGAGCTGACGCAAGTTCTGGTAAAAAGCGTGGTCGCTTAGTTTTACCGTTTTCGAGTTGCTCTATAGACTGCTGGGTAGTCCCCACCTTTTGAGCAAGTTCAGCCTGGTTAAGTCCAAGCTGAATTCTTTTACTTTTTACCCTGGAAGAAATACTCATAAGCCACCTCTGTTATTTACCTCCAATCTTTACAAGAAAAACTGTATTTGACAAACAAGATACATTGTATGAAAATACAAGAAAGTTTGTTGATGGAGGCGATATGCAAACTCTTTCTGAACGCCTCAAGAAGAGGCGAATTGCGTTAAAAATGACGCAAACCGAACTGGCAACCAAAGCCGGTGTTAAACAGCAATCAATTCAACTGATTGAAGCTGGAGTAACTAAGCGACCGCGCTTCTTGTTTGAGATTGCCATGGCGCTTAACTGTGATCCGGTTTGGTTACAGTACGGAACTAAACGCGGTAAAGCCGCTTAAGACATTCCCGCTCTTACACATCCCAGCCCTGAAAAAGGGCATCAAATTAAAACACACCTATGGTGTATGCATTTATTTGCATACATTCAATCAATTGTTATCTAAGGAAATACTTACATATGGTTCGTGCAAACAAACGCAATGAGGCTCTACGAATCGAGAGTGCGTTGCTTAACAAAATCGCAATGCTTGGAACTGAGAAGACAGCAGAAGCTGTGGGAGTTGATAAGTCGCAGATCAGCAGGTGGAAAAGGGATTGGATTCCAAAGTTCTCAATGCTGCTTGCTGTTCTTGAATGGGGCGTCGTCGACGACGACATGGCTCGATTGGCACGACAAGTTGCTTCGATTCTCACCAATAAAAAACGCCCGGCGGCAACCGAGCGTTCTGAACAAATCCAGATGGAATTCTGAGGTAATTACTGGATCAATCCACAGGAGTAATTATGACAAAACGTCGTAAGAAATACCAGGAAAAAGAAGAGATTCGACACCCTGATTCACCTGAGGGATTAGTGGTAGCCGCAGCAAATAACAGGGCGTTCGCAGAGCGCCTTGTTGGTGTTTACAGACTAGCCAAAGCAGGAGTGAAACATGGGCGTCGTTAAATTAGCTGATTACAGGCCTCAACTGGAGGTCGTGGAGCATCGCGTGGCAGATACCGAAGATGGTTTCATGCGCGTTGCTAACGAGATTACCGACAGTCTGCTGATGGCTGATTTAACCGTCCGGCAGCTGAAGGTGATGCTCGCTATCATGCGCAAGACATACGGATTCAATAAGCCGATGGATCGACTCACAAACACGCAGATAGCAGCCATGACAGGTATTCATCACACTCATGTTTGCGCTGCCAAGCGCCAGCTTATCGAGCGTAAATTCCTCATTGCTGATGGCGTGAAAATCGGAGTGAACAAGGTGGTTTCTCAGTGGATTAGCCAGGACAGCTTAACATTAGCTAAAACAGCTAATAAAACATTAGCCGAGTCGGCTAATGGGTATAAGCCAAGTCAGCTAAACACAAAAGACAATATACAAAAGACAATAAATACAAATACCCCCTTACCCCCTAACGGGGGCGGCGATGGGCTGGTTAAACCTGAACGCCGCAAGGCAGAACGAATCGACTACGAATCCTTCCTGAACGCCTACAACACCGAAGTCGGTGACAGACTGCCACACGCTGTTGCGGTCAACGAGAAACGCAAACGCCGCCTGAAGAAAATCATCCCGCAACTGAAAACGCCAAACGTGGACGGTTTCAGAGCGTATGTCAGGGCGTTTGTGCATCAGGCCAAGCCGTTTTACTTCGGAGACAACGACACGGGCTGGACAGCTGATTTTGATTACCTGCTGAGGGAAGATTCGTTAATGGGAGTACGGGAAGGGAAGTTTGCAGACAGGGGGATTGCATGAAACAGGATATCGAAGCGAGCGTTATCGGTGGCCTGCTGATTGGTGGATTAACACCAACTGCCAGTGACGTTTTGGCAACGCTGGAGCCGGAAGCGTTTTCAATTCCGCTCTACCGGAAAGCCTTCGAGGTTATCCGCAAGCAGGCGCGAAACAGAAATTTAATCGACGCGCTGATGGTTGCCGAGGCGTGCGGAGAGGAGCATTTCACGTCAATCCTGATGACCAGCAAAAACTGCCCGAGTGCCGCAAATCTGAAGGGATATGCCGGAATGGTCGCGGATAACTATCACCGCCGTCTGGTGCTGGAAATCATGGATGAAATGCGTGAACCAATTCAGAGCGGAACCATCGATACATCGAGTCAGGCGATGGACGAGCTCGTAAAGCGTCTTTCAGCCATCAGAAAGCCCCGTGACGAGGTTAAACCTGTACGGTTAGGGGAAATCATTACTGACTACACTGACACGCTTGACAGGCGTCTGAGGAACGGAGAAGAGTCAGATACCCTGAAGACCGGAATCGAAGAACTTGATGCCATCACCGGAGGGATGAACGCGGAAGACCTGGTGATAATCGCTGCTCGTCCTGGTATGGGGAAAACCGAACTGGCGCTGAAGATTGCCGAAGGCGTTGCAAGCCGCGTTATTCCTGGTTCTGACGTCCGGCGCGGGGTATTGATTTTCTCAATGGAAATGAGCGCATTGCAGATTGCAGAGCGAAGCATTGCCAACGCCGGGAGGATGTCGGTTAGCGTACTGCGAAATCCTGCATCGATGGATGACGAGGGCTGGGCACGTGTTGCTAACGGCATGAGTCAGCTTGCAGATTTGGATGTATGGGTAGTCGATGCCTCGCGGTTATCGGTCGAAGAAATACGCTCAATCGCAGAACGGCACAAACAGGAAAATCCAAACCTCTCACTCATCATGGCGGATTATCTTGGCCTGATTGAGAAGCCGAAAGCAGACCGCAACGACCTCGCAATTGCTCACATCTCCGGAAGCCTGAAGGCGATGGCGAAAGACCTGAAAACACCGGTTATCTCCCTGAGTCAGCTTTCGCGCGATGTTGAGAAGCGACCAAACAAACGCCCGACAAACGCAGATTTGCGTGATTCAGGAAGCATTGAGCAGGACGCAGACTCAATCATCATGCTCTATCGGGAAGCGGTATATGACGAGAACAGTAGCGCCGCGCCATTTGCTGAAATCATCGTGACGAAAAACCGTTTTGGCTCACTTGGTACGGTTTACCAGCGGTTCTGCAACGGACACTTTGTTGCATGTGACCAGGATGAAGCCAGACAGATTTGCACAGCATCAAATGCACCTGCTGCGCGTGGCAGACGATATGCACAAGGGGCTGACGTATGACCATCTACATCACTGAGTTAATAACAGGCCTGCTGATAATCGCAGGCCTTTTTATTTGGGGGAGAGGGAAGTCATGAAAAAACTAACCTTTGAAATTCGATCTCCAGCACATCAGCAAAACGCTATTCACGCAGTACAGCAAATTCTTCCAGACCCAACCAAACCAATCGTAGTAACCATTCAGGAACGCAACCGCAGCTTAGACCAGAATCGAAAGCTTTGGGCTTGCCTTGGTGACGTCTCTCGTCAGGTTGAATGGCATGGTCGCTGGCTGGATGCAGAAAGTTGGAAGTGTGTGTTTACCGCAGCATTAAAGCAGCAGGACGTTGTTCCTAACCTTGCCGGGAATGGCTTTGTGGTAATAGGCCAGTCAACCAGCAGGATGCGTATAAGCGAATTTGCGGAGCTATTAGAGCTTATACAGGCATTCGGTACAGAACGTGGCGTTAAGTGGTCAGACGAAGCGCGACTGGCTCTCGAATGGAAAGCGCGATGGGGAGATCGGGCTGCATGACTATCAAATCAAATACGCCAGCACACGACAAGGACTGCTGGCAAACGCCGCTTTGGCTTTTTGATGCACTGGATATTGAGTTTGGATTCTGGCTGGATTCGGCAGCGAGCGACAAAAACGCTCTGTGCGCTCACTGGCTAACTGAGGCTGACGACGCGCTAAATTCTGAGTGGATAAGCCACGGTGCAATCTGGAATAACCCACCGTACAGCAATATCAGGCCGTGGGTGGAAAAAGCCGCTGAGCAGTGCATACAACAGCGACAGACGGTAGTTATGCTTGTGCCAGAGGATATGTCAGTCGGATGGTTCAGCAAGGCTCTGGAGAGTGTTGACGAAGTTCGCATCATCACTGATGGACGGATTAATTTTATCGAACCATCGACAGGACTGGAGAAGAAGGGAAACAGTAAAGGCTTAATGCTGCTGATTTGGCGACCGTTCATCAGTCCTCGACGGATGTTTACTACCGTATCCAAAGCGGCATTGATGGCGATCGGGCAGGGCGTCAGGAGGGCGGCATGAGGCGACAGCGACGAAGTTTCACCGACATAATCTGCGAAAACTGCAAATACCTTCCAACGAAACGCTCCAGAAATAAACGCAAGCCAATCCCAAAAGAATCTGACGTAAAAACCTTCAATTACACGGCTCACCTGTGGGATATCCGGTGGCTAAGACATCGTGCGAGGAAAACAAGGTGATTGACCAAAATCGAAGTTACGAACAAGAAAGTATCGAGCGAGCTTTAACGTGCGCTAACTGCGGTCAGAAGCTGCATGTGCTGGAAGTTCACGTGTGTGAGCACTGCTGCGCAGAACTGATGAGCGATCCGAATAGCTCGATGCACGAGGAAGAAGACGATGGCTAAACCAGCGCGAAGACGATGTAAAAACGATGAATGTCGAGAATGGTTTCATCCTGCATTCGCTAATCAGTGGTGGTGCTCTCCAGAGTGTGGAACCAAGATAGCACTCGAACGACGAAGTAAAGAACGCGAAAAAGCGGAAAAAGCAGCAGAGAAGAAACGACGACGAGAGGAGCAGAAACAGAAAGATAAACTTAAGATTCGAAAACTCGCCTTAAAGCCCCGCAGTTACTGGATTAAACAAGCCCAACAAGCCGTAAACGCCTTCATCAGAGAAAGAGACCGCGACTTACCATGTATCTCGTGCGGAATGCTCACGTCTGCTCAGTGGGATGCCGGACATTACAGGACAACTGCTGTGGCACCTCAACTCCGATTTGATGAACGCAATATTCACAAGCAATGCGTGGTGTGCAACCAGCACAAAAGCGGAAATCTCGTTCCGTATCGCGTCGAACTGATTAGCCGCATCGGGCAGGAAGCAGTAGACGAAATCGAATCAAACCATAACCGCCATCGCTGGACTGTCGAAGAGTGCAGGGCCATCAAGGCGGAGTATCAGCAGAAACTCAAAGACCTGCGAAACAGCAGAAGTGAGGCCGCATGACGTTCTCAGTAAAAACCATTCCAGATCACAAGGGAGAAGGCGCATGGGCATAAGAGAACTAAACCTCACCAAAGAACAGCACGAGTGGCTGAATGGCTGGCTTGAACTGTGGGGCGCATGGGTTTATTCAGGTCGTCTGGAAAAGCGCATGAGCAGCGTAATAGCTAAGTTCATGGAGAGCGTAGAGCCGGGAAGAGTTATGACAAGGCCAATGTGTAATGATGATGATGGAATGTTGATTTCTCAGGTCGTCGATTCCGTCATGTACATTGACAAGAAAGCCTTTGGCATCCTCCTCAGCTACTACGCCCACGGCTCTTCCAAGCACGCCATTGCATCTTACTATCATCGCGTCGCAAGACCTCGCAAGATGTTATGCCGGGGCGGCGGGCGCATTCAAAAACCATCACTCGCAACCTGTCGACGGGAAGTTGACGAAATCCTCAATGCCTCGTTGTTTATGATTTACCCGGTTCTGGATAGTGCGTTTAAAAACCTGAAACGTGTAGAGAAAATTAAACATGTAGCATAGAACGTGTTGACATCATTGAGCAAATGAGCAACACTATTCGCATAAGCTGCCGTTAGTGACTCTTAAGTTGCAACGGTGGCTTTTTTTATTTGGGTCAGTCGTATAAAGGTCATTACGGAAGGCAGTTAACCTTCTTATCGTGGTTCGAGTCCACGCTGTCCCGCCAAATATACTGGTTTAGCTCCAATGGTAGAGCAGTCGCCTTGTAAGCGAATGGGTAGCGGTTCAAGTCCGTTAACCAGCACCATAACTGAGCCGTAGCCACTGGCTATCCTGAATTCATCAGTGATAGTTATGCTGCGGCCTTCTACACATGACCTTCGTGAAAGCGGGTGGCAGGAGGTTGCGCTAACAACCTCATGCCGTTTTGCCCGTGCATATCGGTCACGAACAAATCTGATTACTAAACACAGTAGCCTGGATTTGTTCTATCAGTAATCGACCTTATTCCTAATTAAATAGAGCAAATCCCCTCAATGAAGGGGTAGAGCATGTACCGTATGGACAAAATCAGAGAATGGTTCAGTTACAGCTTCGGAGGACTGACTGCGATGGGTGGCATTCTCTCCCTGAATGACTGGGCTGTCATCATTGGTATTCTTTGTACTGTCGGCACATTTGGCGTCAACTGGTACTACAAGCGCAAAGAGCGCGAGGACAGATTGAATGGCAATGTCACCGGCACTACGAAATAGCGTAATAGCGGCGATAAGTGGCGGGGCTATTGCTATAGCATCTGTGTTGATCACTGGACCAAGTGGTAATGATGGTCTGGAAGGTGTCAGCTACATACCATACAAAGATATTGTTGGTGTATGGACTGTATGTCACGGACACACCGGAAAAGACATCATGCTCGGTAAAACGTATACCGAAGCAGAATGCAAAGCCCTCCTGAATAAAGACCTTGCCACGGTAGCCAGACAAATTAACCCGTACATCAAAGTCGATATGCCGGAAACAACGCGCGGCGCTCTTTACTCGTTCGTCTACAACGTGGGCGCAGGCAATTTCAGAACATCGACGCTTCTTCGCAAAATCAACCAGGGCGATATCAAGGGCGCATGTGACCAGCTACGTCGCTGGACATACGCTGGCGGTAAGCAATGGAAAGGGCTGATGACTCGCCGTGAGATTGAGCGTGAAGTCTGTTTGTGGGGGCAACAATGAGCAGAGTAACCGCGATTATCTCCGCTCTGGTTATCTGCATCATCGTCTGCCTGTTATGGGCTGTTAATCATTACCGTGATAACGCCATCGCCTACAAAGAACAGCGCGATAAGGCCGCATCCATCATCGCTGACATGCAGAAGCGTCAACGTGATGTCACTGCACTGGATGCTAAATACACTGGAGAACTGGCTGATGCCAAAGCCACTATTGATCAGCTTGAGCGCGATGTTGCTTCTGGCAAACGTCGGTTGCAGCTCAACGCAAGCTGTCCCGCGAACGGAGCGACCAGCACCGGCAGCCTGGGCGATGCTTCCAGCCCCGGACTTACTGACTCCGCTGAACGGGATTATTTCACCCTCAGAGAGCGTATCGTCACAGTGACGAAGCAGGTTGGCTATTTGCAGGACTACATCAACACCCAATGTCTGAAATGAGCTATGATTCTGTTTTCAATTATTAAAGGAAGATAATAATGACTAATAGAGAAATAGCTCTTGAGCAAGCCCTTATCGCTGTTATCGGCGCTATCCGAGAAGAGGATGCTGATTTGGAGCGCATAGCAGTTAGGGCTGACATGCTTTTGCTGGATAATTCACCTTATCGAATAGTTGAGCATCCCCATGTCTCAAACGCTTTAACTGAAATTGAAAAAGCACTTAATTTCAAAAAGTAAATCAAGCCGCCTCCGGGCGGTTTTTTTGTTGCCATCACTATGGGTTGGCTCATCGTAATGGCAATATCTCCACAAGCGGATAAAGAGGCTCTCAATGTCCGATATCTACCAAATCACTATCACCACCACATCGAAATAAACGTTCACCGGCATGATGAATCGGAGCCAGCCTGAAATCGTTAATGGGTTCGTGGCACTGGCGACCGAAACGGGCGAGTGGCTGTATTTCGCTCCGGCCGATGTGAAGTGCGTGCAGTTCACGCCAGTACCGGAAGAGCAGACCGAACAGCCAGAAGAACAAACAACGGAGTAACGAATGAGCAAACCGGACTGGGAGGCCATCGAAACGGCGTACCGGTTTGCTTTATAAATTAAGCCACACGGTTTCCGATAGTTGCTGGAAGAGGGATCAAAATTTCCCAGAATGGCTGTTGGGAAAACGTAGTTCCAGCCCAGTAATGTTCAATTTGATAGGTATAAACGAGGCAGGAGTTAGCATTGTTCAAAAGTGCCATATCACCTCTGTGAATTAAATCTTCATCAGCCTCAACTTCATAAATTGGAGAGTGAGGGTTCCTGTATTGCGACCTAAAGGCGATGGCTCCTTCTAATGTTTCACACGCAAAAATGCATTCATATCTTGATGGTGCGGAAGGCCGCATTGCTCTTCTATAAAACTCTAGCCCCCAATCTATCGAAAAGTTGATATGTCCTGCTATCGCGTCGGCAGAAAGAAAATAGCCATCGCCATGCTTTGATACTCCGCGTGGGAAAAGACTATTAACCATAACTTGTAACTCTAGTGGCTGAATAGATGGGGTGATAGGTCTAACCATCATTCCATGAGAGTAGTAATTACCTGAGTCAACTGTGTAGTAAGTGGTCATAAAATACCCAAGGAAAAACAATGGCACTCACCGACAAGCAAGAAATGTTCTGTCGCGAGTACCTCATCGATTTAAACGCTACGCAAGCGGCTATTCGGGCGGGGTACAGCGCAAAGACAGCCAACCGTACTGCGTCCGAAAACATGTCAAAACCTGACATACAATTCAGAATCTCCGAATTGAAAGCGCAACGCAATGACTCTGTTGGAATAAATGCAGAATATGTACTTAATCGCCTTATTGAAATCGACCAGATGGATGTGCTTGACATTCTCCTGCAAAACGGTGAGCTAAAACCCATCAAAGACTGGCCTAAGGTATGGCGCACAACGCTATCAGGAATGGATGTCGTGGAGATGGTATCCGCAGATAGCGCCGCACTTCTGAAGAAAATCAAATGGCCTGATAAGGTTAAAAATCTTGAATTGCTTGGGCGTCATGTTTCTGTTCAGGCGTTTAAAGACAACGTCAAAAATGAAGTGACTGGCGCTGATGGAGGACCAGTCAGAACAGAAATTACCAACTTAACGCCGGAGCAGGCTGCAGAGGCGTATAGAAAAATAATGGGCTAAGTATGCCGTTACCATTCCCCTTCGATTTTAAACATCCTGATTACCAGATGGTTTTTGAATGGCGGATGGAACGCCTACAGCGCATTCGCCAGAATCCTGAAATATTGCCTGCACTAAAACAGTTTTACCGAACTAATCCGGCTCAGTTCATCATCGACTGGGGCATGACAACGGACCCGCGTAATATTGATTATGGCCTGCCGGTGACCATTCCGTTTTTACTCTTCCCTAAGCAGGAGGAGTGGATCCACTGGATTATGGAACGCTGGAGCAATCGGGAGAATGGTATTACCGAAAAATCCCGTGAAATGGGGCTCAGTTGGACCGCGATCGGACTGGCCTGCTCGCTTTGTCTCTTCAACAAAGAAATGGTTATCGGTTTCGGCTCCCGTAAAGAGGAATACGTCGACAGCACTGGTGACCCGAAAGCATTGTTCTGGAAGGCGCGCAAGTTCGTGGAAACGCTACCTGTAGAGTTTCGCGGTTCGTGGAGCGAGAAGAAGCACGCGCCATATATGCGTGTTGAGTTTCCTGAAACTGGTGCCGTTATCAAAGGCGAGGCTGGCGATAATATTGGTCGTGGTGACCGTACCACGCTTTATCTGGTTGATGAGGCTGCATTCCTTCAGCGTCCTCTGCTGATTGATGCGGCGTTGTCACAAACGACGCGTTGCCGTATCGACCTGAGTTCAGTTAACGGCATGGCTAACCCGTTCGCTCAGAAGCGTCATGGCGGGAAGATACCGGTATTCACATTCCACTGGCGGGATGATCCTCGCAAGGATGAAGAGTGGTATCGCAGGGAATGCGAGAAAATCGATAATCCGGTGGTGGTGGCACAGGAACTTGATCTGAACTACAGCGCATCAGCGGAAGGCGTTCTGATTCCATCAGAATGGGTACAGGCTGCCGTTGATGCGCATATCAAACTGGGTATCCAGCCAACAGGCAAACGACTTGGCGCGATGGATGTCGCCGACGAAGGCAGGGACAAAAATGCCTTTTCCACCCGTCATGGCTTCCTCCTGGAAAATGTGCGGGAATGGTCTGGTGTGGGCAGCGACATTTATCAGTCCGTCGAGAAGGTCTTCGGTTTTTGCGAACAGGACAACCTCGAAGAGTTTCGCTTTGACGAGGACGGGCTGGGCGCTGGCGTTCGCGGCGATGCGCGCGCTATCAACGAACTGCGTAACGCTGCGCGCCGACCGTCAATACTCGCCACACCGTTTCGAGGTAGTGGCGCGGTATTTGATCCGGATGATGAAGCTGTTCGCGGGGACAACGGGCAAGCCGCACGTCTGAACAAGGACTTCTTCGCTAACGCCAAAGCCCAGAGCTGGTGGCGGTTACGTAAACTTTTTCAGAATACCTGGCGCGCCGTGGTTGAAGGTATGGCTTACAACCCGGACGAAATCATCTCAATCAGCAGTAGCATGGCGCTCAAAGATAAACTCATCATCGAGCTTTCGCAGCCGACCTATTCCATTAATGGTGTGGGAAAAATCGTTATTGATAAACAGCCTGATGGAACCCGGTCGCCAAACCTTGCCGACTCGGTGATGATCAACTATGCCCCAATGAATTCAGCCCTGAACATCTGGGAGCTGCTAGGGAGACAGGCCTGATGGCACGAAACAAACAAGCCCTGCGGCGAACTGCGCAGGCCACAGCTGATGGTTATGAGAATTTTATTGCCCGCGTAGGGATGCAGACACCTAACCAGCACTCAGCATCCACCTATCGGGCTAATTTCACCAGTCGTAACCGCATGCTGGTGGAATGGTCCTATCGTTCATCCTGGATCATCGGCGAAGCAGTCGATGCTATCCCGGATGATATGACCCGCAAAGGCATTCGCATTACTTCGGAAATTGATGCAAAAGATCGTGGCATTCTAGAATCACAACTGGATGAGTTGCAAATCTGGGATGCGCTGAATGACGTGCTGAAATGGTCGCGCCTCTACGGCGGCGCGGTGGGTTTCATCATGATTGAGGGGCAGGCACCAATGACCCCGCTGCGACCCGAAACCATCGGTAAAGGCAAGTTTAAGGGGATTCTCCCGCTCGACCGCTGGATGATTGACCCGGTACTGACCCGCCGCATTAAAGATATGGGGCCGGACCTGGGTAAACCTGAGTTTTACGATGTGGTGACCACAGCAACGGGAATTCCTGCCTGGCGCATTCATCACAGTCGCCTGATTCGCTTTGATGGCGTCACGCTGCCATTTCAGCAGAAGATGACCGAGAACGAATGGGGAATGTCGGTTGTAGAGCGTATCTGGGATCGGCTTACTGCGTTCGACAGCGCCACTGTCGGCGCGGCGCAGCTGGTCTACAAAGCGCATTTGCGTACCTACAGCGTGGAGAAGCTACGCGAGCTTATCGCACTTGGTGGTCCTGCGTATGAAGCGTTGCTGAAGAATATCGACCTGATTCGACAGTTCCAGAGCAATGAAGGCATGACGCTCATGGACTCGCGGGATAAGTTTGAAACGCATCAGTACAGCTTCAGTGGTCTGGATGACATCCTATCGCAGTTTGCAGAACAGATTAGTGGCGCTGTTGGTATTCCACTGGTGCGGTTGTTCGGACAGTCCCCGAAAGGATTTTCTACCGGTGATGCAGATCTTGCCAACTATTACGACCGCATCAGTTCGTTGCAGGAGAGGCGTTTACGTCTTCCGGTGCGTCGGATACTGGACATCATGCATCGTTCGGAACTTGGCAAGCCGCTGCCGGATGATTTCACGTTTGAGTTTAACCCGCTCTGGCAAATGTCTGATGTCGATCGCTCAACGGTGGCGTTAAACACCACCAACGCAATCAGTACGGCGCTGGGTGATGGTCTGATGACACTGAAAGCCGCTATGACCGATTTGCGCGAAAATTCTGACGTAACCGGCATCGGGGCATCCATTACCGACGAGGACATAGAGAATGCCGAAGACGAAGCGCCGCCCGGCATCGGCGAACCTGATGACGAACCGCAGGAACCGTCAGGCGGAAATCCGGTATCGAACCAGTCTACGCAGGATAGCGCGGGCGGTCGGGGACATCGTAAATGGTCGCTACGATGGTTCAAATGACAGTATCACGGAAATTATTGAGGCGCTGGAACGCTACAGTGAAATCATCACCCCCTGGGCGACAAAGGTCGCGGAAAACTTTACCGCCGACATTGTGCGCAAGAATGATGAGCAGTGGCGTAAACACAGCAAAACCATCAGCCGTGAGCTACGCAATCTGGTAAACAGTGCCCCTCTAGGGCAGGTGATGAAATCCATCGTTGCTGAACAGGTTAAGTACATTAAATCGCTACCCCTCGAGGCGGCTGACAGGGTGTACGACATCCAGAATCGGGCGATTGAAGCTGTTGTGACCGGTGGGAGAGCGGAACATTTTGCTAAAGAAATAGCAGCATCGGGTGATATAGCAAAGTCCAGAGCTGACCTGATTGCCCGTACTGAACTTGGACGTGCAACCGGCGCGCTGGATCAGGCGCGTGCGCTGGCAATTGGTTCGAATGGTTATATCTGGCGTACAGCCGAAGATGGTGACGTCAGGCATTCTCATCGGGAAATGGAAGGTAAATTTGTCGAATGGGGCAAACCTCCAACGCTTGACGGCATGACAGGTCACGCTGGCGAGTTCCCGAATTGTCGCTGTTATAAAGAAATCGTTTTTCCCACCTCCCATTCTTACCCCGCCTGAATCGCAGGTAACACATGAAATATTTTTTCAATACCCGGCTGGGGGAAACCCGCTATCAGCTGGCTGACGGCTCGTTGCTGTGCAAAGACGTGCCGATAGGACGAACAGGTAAGCAGCTCTATGGTGCTGATGACCTGCCAAAACTGAAACCCGATAAGTTCGGTGAAATAGTCGTCACGCGTTCTCCTGAGCAGGTATTCCATCCGGCCACGCTTGCCTCATTCGAAGGGATGAGCATCACGATCCTGCATCCTGAAGATGAAAACGGGAATGTGCGGCTGGTAAATCCCGAGAACTGGAAAGAGCTTGCTGTCGGGCACCTCCAGAATGTCCGGCGCGGGACGGGTGAGCAGTCTGATTTGATGCTGGCTGACCTTATCGTCAAAGACGAAAACGCCATTCAGCTTATCGAAGATGGCCTGCGTGAAGTGTCGTGCGGCTATGACGCGGAGTACGAGCAGACCGAGCCAGGTAAAGCCGAGCAGGTCGATATTACCGGAAACCATGTGGCTCTTGTCCCCAAAGGCAGAGCCGGAAATCGTTGTGCAATTGGAGACAGAGACACAATGGCAAATCAAAAGAAAAACTGGTGGAACCGCATGCGTGCAGCCATCACGACAGGAGATGCCGACACCATGAACGAACTGGTGGAGTCGGCTCCCGCATCGGTTACAGGAGATGAGGGGGATTTGCCGCAGGGCGTTAATCTCAACATCAACCTGTCCCCGCAGCAACCACTACCGGACAAAGCACCAGAGATGGGTGGAGGTCCAACCGGCGACAGTGATGATGACCTCAAAACATTACTGAAAGCCCTGCTGGCTAAGCTGGAAGGAAATGCCACGGGCGATAACGACAATAAGCCTGACGATAATCCGACCTGTGACGGCGAGGACGATGAAGAGGAAACCACGATTACTGGTGACTCAGCCTGGCGTGCCGAAGTTATCGTTCCGGGTATCGATCTCAGCCGTAAGATGAAACCGACCGCGTTCAAACGTGAGGTTCTGGCTTCTGCTGACAAAACGCTGGTTCGCCAGATCGTCGGTGATGCGGATATCCGCAAATTGCCGAAACAATCGGTCGACATGGCGTTTAATGCCGTGTCTGAGATTGCCAAAGGGCGAAACACCCGCACCACCACCGGCGATGCACAGCGCCTAAACATGGGCATGACCAGTATCGCTTCCCTGAACAAACAAAACGCTGAATTCTGGGCAAACCGTAAAGGGTAAAAAATGAATAATGTATTTCTGTACCGGATGCCTGTTGGCATTGCCGGGGCTGTCTCTCGCCCGCAGGACTTAACCGTCGAACCGGTGGTCCTTAAATCCGATAACGCCTTCGCTGCCTATGGCCTGGCTGGTAAATACGATGATGACGGTTTTTTCGTGCCGCTGGCAGATGGTGATACCGCAGACAAGGTGAAGGGGATCTACGTGCGCCCTTATCCGACCACGTCGCAGCCGGACATGGTTCGCCAGGTGGGAACAGGCAAGAACTTCCCGGGCGACGCCATGAAGCGTGGCTACGTGACTGTTAATCTCGGTTCTGATTTTGATGCCAGCACCATCAAAAAAGGCGACCCGGTATACGTTGTCGTCTCCACTGATGAATCCATCAAAGTGCCGCTGGGTGGATTCATGTCCACGTCAGTCAGTGGCAAAAATGTGGTGCTGACCAACGCTGAATTCACAGGTGCCGCTGATGCTGACGGCAATGCAGAAATTTCCTGGAAGATTTAAGGAACAGACGAATGATTACTTTTGATCAGGCAACCGTTGACAGCTCTGGTGCCTTTCTCATCGGGGAGCTGGAGCGACTCGACCAGACGCTGAACCTGCCACTGGTGGGGTACACCTGGACCCGCGATATTCAGTTGCGTGAAGATGTCTCTATCGCAGATGACATTTCCAGCTGGACGAATACCAGCTTCGCCGCTGCGGGTACTGGTGCAAATCCGAATGGCAAAAACTGGGTAGGCAAAGACTCAACCGCTATTGCTGGCGTGAACGTGGATATCGGCAAATCCGGTAACCCGCTGAACCTGTGGGGGATGGAACTTGGCTGGACGGTCATAGAATTGCAGGCTGCTCAGCAGGTCGGCCGCCCGATTGATACGCAGAAGTATGACGGTATGCAACTGAAATGGCAGATGGATAACGATGAACAGGTATATGTTGGCGATTCCGCATTAAACCTGAAAGGCCTTGTTACCCTGGACGGCGTGCCTGTCAACAACGCTGCTAAAACGTGGGCAACCTCAACACCGGACGAAATCCGCGCAAGCATTAACCAGGTGCTGTCTGATGCGTGGGCCGCTTCCGGTTACTCTGTGGTTCCGCGTGATTTGCTGATCCCGCCTGAGCAGTTTGCTCTGTTGTCCAGCATCATCGTTTCATCTGCGGGTAACCAGTCCCTGTTGACGTATCTTCAGACCAACACCATCAGCTATCACCAGAACGGTGTTCCGCTGAATATCCGCGCGGTTAAATGGCTGAAAGGCCGTGGTGTGGGGAAAAAGGATCGCATGGTTGCGTATACCAACGATAAAAAATACGTCCGCTACCCGCTGGTTCCGCTTCAGAGCGTGCCGGTGCAGTATCGCGGTCTGTATCAGATCGTCACTTACTACGGCAAGCTGGGTGCGGTTGAGCCAGTGTACAAAGAAACCATTTCGTACGTTGATGGCATTTAACAGCCACATGGCCCCCTGGCGGGGGCCATTAAGGATGACCCGATGGCAAAAAATAATGCAGTAATACACGTACATACCCCGTTTGTGCTCACGCTTCCCGACGGTTCACGGCGCGAGTTTGTTAAAGGCCGTCATGCTGTGGAGGAAGAAGTTGCCACGCACTGGTTCACTCGTGCGCACGCGGAAGTATCCGTTGGCAAAGCCACAGACGCGCGTAACGAGGTAAAAAATGCCAAAGAATCAAAGTCTGCCAGCGGTAAGTGATTTTCGCCGCGACTTCCCGCAGTTTGCTGACCCTGCCAAATATCCCGAAGCGCAAATCCAGTTTCGTCTGAATCTGGCCGATGAACTGCTGAGTGAAAACGTCACCGGCAAAAAGTTGTTTCCGTACTTTGCCGGATTGTTCGTTGCGCACTACATGACGCTCTGGGCGGCAGACAGCAGAGCGATGCTGGCTGGTGGTCCGGGCGGTTCAACCAATGGTGTTCAGTCCTCAAAGTCCGTTGACAAGGTAAGCGTCAGCTATGACACCAGCGCGACGCTGAATCCTGATGCAGGTTTCTGGAATAACACCCGATATGGCGCTGAATTTTATCAGTTGATCACGATGTTCGGTGCAGGCGGTCGCCAGCTATGAGTTTCAAAAGCGGTGTAACAACGAGGGTGGATAACGCTAAGGCCATTCTGGATGCGCTCAGGTCGTTAACCAAAAAAGATGTGCTGGTCGGCATCCCTTCGGAAGACAGCGAGCGGGATGATGTTCCGTTTGGTAATGCAGGCATCGGTTACCTCAACGAATACGGCTCACCAGAGCAGAACATCCCGCCACGACCTCACCTGGTCCCCGGCGTTAAATCGGCAGAAGAGCAGACGGTGCCGCAGCTCAAAACCGCGGCGCAGGCTGCACTTGATGGTAATGCTGCGGGAGCAGAAAGCGCACTCAACCGTGCCGGAACACTGGCCGCTAATGGCGTCAGGCGTTACATGACCATTACCGGCTTTACGCCGCTTGCTGACAGTACTGTTGAAGCCCGGGCTCGTCGGGGGCGCAAGGGGGCAACACTGGAACTTGCCCGGCGTGCTGCTGGCGAATCCCCGGGAACCGAACTGGCGAAACCATTAATTGACACCGGGCAATATCGCAGAGCGATTACCCATGTTGTGAGGGATAAAAATGCCGACTCTTGATGTAACAGATGTGCTTTTTGACCCCGATTTTTGCGACTTCAATTTGTGGGTAACACGCCGTGTGCAAACGGTGGATGAGGACGGGATCGGCAGCGACAGCGAAGTTAAAAAGCAGTTTGCCGGAGTCGTAACTGTTGATCGCTCTCTGGAAAACCGTCGTATGCAGGCCGGGCAGGTAATCAGTGGTGCAATTCTGATTGTGACGACTGAGCGACTGACGCAGGGACAGACTGGCCGTGATGCCGATATCGTGACGTATCAGGGCCGTGATTATCGTGTGACTTTCGTCGACCCGTATACAGCGTATGGTGCCGGATTCGTTCAGGCGCATTGTGAGTTGCTGCCGTTTGATGGGGGAGTTCCGGTTGAGCAATAACACCAGCACAGAGCGCGGATGGCTGATACCAACCAGTGGCGATCCGGATTATGACGAAGCGCTCGACAGGCTGTTAAGCCAGTGGATGCGTAACGTTTCCGGTCTGTCTGCCGGGATGGTTCGCCCGCGCTGGCAGAAAGAGCAGCCGCCACTGCTACCGGTTGAAACGAACTGGTGTGCGTTTGGGGTTATCGGATGGTCAGGTGATGACAGTCCGGCATTCACCAGACAGACCGATGATGGCTCTCAGCTCTGGCGGCATGAAACGATTGAGTGTATGGCTTCGTTTTATGGACCGGCGGGGATGGTGTATGCGTCCCGGTTTCGTGACGGTATATCTGTGCCGCAGAACAATGCAGCACTGAATGCGCTGGGGCTGTCTCTTGGCGATTACACAGATCTGACTCCCTTCCCTGAACTTATTAATCAGCAATGGGTCCGCCGCTACGATATGACGGTGCGCCTGCGCCGGAAGGTTGTGCGCGAGTACGGTATTAAATCGCTGGTGGAAGCACCAGTCATCTTTTTCGGAGATTAAGCTATGGCACAGGGCTTGCCTGTATCAAACGTTGTTAATGTTGATGTGATCATGTCGCCGCGTGCAGCATCAGGGCGAAATTTTGGTGCATTACTCATTCTCGGCCCGTCCACAATCATTCCGGTAAGTGAGCGCATTCGCCGTTATTCTGCCGCGGAAGATATTGGAAAAGATTTTGGCGTGGAATCACCAGAATATAAGGCTGCGCAGGTGTTTTTCTCACAATCACCGAAACCTCAGGAGGTTTTTGTTGGTCGTTGGGTGAAAACGAAGGGAGACAGCGAACAGGCCACGCCTGAGACGCTGGAGCAGGCTGTGAATGCCATGCTTGATTATACTTCATGGTATGGGCTGGGGATTGCAGACGATGCAGATATTCCGGATGCAGACTGGCTGAAAGTGGCTGCGGCGATCGAATCCTCTTCTGTAAGCCGTATTCTGGCGATTACGACAAGCGATGAGAAATGCCTGCAGACTGCATCCAGCGATGATTTGGCATCAAAACTGAAAACCGCCGGATATTCACGCAGTTTTATTCAGTATTCATCGGGTAATAAATACGCTGCGTTATCTGCATTTGGCCGGGCATTCACGGTTAATTTCAATGGCAGTAATACCGCGATTACGCTCAAGTTTAAGCAGGAGCCGGGTGTCGGGTATGAAACACTGACAGTCAGCCAGGCATCGGCAATTGATGCAAAAAACTGCAATGTGTTCGTGTACTACCAGAATGATACAGCTATCCTCCAGCAGGGAGTGATGGCTAACGGCGATTTCTTTGATGAACGCCACGGCCTGGACTGGTTACAGAATTATGTGCAGACCAACCTCTATAACCTGCTTTATACCAGCACCACGAAAGTTCCCCAGACTGAAGCCGGTATTACCCGACTGTTATCAAATGTTGAAAAATCACTGGATCAGGCCGTTCAGAATGGACTGATTGCTCCGGGCGTATGGAACGGGGGCGACCTTGGTCAGCTGTCATCAGGTGACACACTGCCCAAAGGTTATTACGTATACGCCCAGCCGCTGAATGAACAGGCACAATCAGAACGTGAAGCCCGTAAGGCTCCGGTGATTCAGGCTGCAATAAAACTTGCAGGCGCGGTTCATTACGCTGACGTACAGATTAACGTTGTTCGCTAAGGGGAAGTGAATGTCTACCTATTCTTTTATGGATGTCACTGCGACGCTGACCGGCCCGACCGGTTCGATTGACCTCGGGTACGGTTCTGCAAGTTCTGAAGAGGGGATTGTGGTTGCGATGGGCGGCCCTAAAAACACCATGACCATCGGTGCTGATGGCGAAGTGATGCACAGTCTCCATGCAGATAAAAGCGGGACGATTACCGTTAACCTTCTGAAGACATCACCGACAAATAAAAAATTGTCGCTGGCGTATAACGCACAGAGCCAGTCTTCTGCCACATGGGGGAATAACGTTATTGTGATCCGAAACAAGGTCAGCGGCGACATCATCACGGCACGTAGTGTTGCGTTCCAGAAACAACCGGATAATGCCAACGCTAAAACCGGTAATACGATGCCGTGGGTGTTTGACTGCGGCAAGATTGACCAGGTTCTCGGGGAGTTTTAATACATGGAATTCGAAATCAAAGGCGTGAAATATCGCGTGGCAAAACTCAGCGTTTTTGACCAGCTGAAAGTGACCCGCAAACTTCTGCCGGTACTGGCGGGAATGATGTCAGATTTCGGGAGCATTCGCTCCCTGTTGCCTGTTGATGGCAAAATCGACACCGTGAAATTCGATCAGTTGAAAACGGTATTTGAAACCCTGCTTCCGCGTATCGCTGAGGAACTGTCTTCCCTGACTGAAGAAGACACCAACGCGATTATTCATCCGTGCCTGGCCGTAGTATCACGTAAGCACATGGACGGATGGACGCCGATATTTAAAAGCGGTCAGCTGATGTTCGATGGTAAGCGTAAACCGACTGCCGTATGTAGCCATTAAGCCAGTATTGGTAACGTA